ATTTGGGTGAAAAGCTGATGAAGTCCGAGAATTTCGAGATGGCGCTTGATGAGATTGTTTGGCTCATCACACTGCTTGCCAATCAGTCAGTGCTGATTCACAACCTTCAGAACCCCTCGGAGAAGCGGGAACTGCTGACCGAAGAAGCGGTGGAACTTCTCACCTCGCCGCTTGAGTTGGGCGAATACAAGAATGCCATCATGGATGCCATGTATAAAGGAACAAAACGCCATGTGGAAAGTGAGGAAGAAAGCATTGTGGGTACAGCACCAAAAAACGTGAAAGTCGGGTAAGCGATGAAGATTCGTTTGCCCGACTGATTTTTTACGGCGTGTCCCTTCTCCAACGCTCCGAACAGGAGGTCTGGCTGATGCCCCTCGGCCATCTGCTCGACCAGTGGGAGATTTACAAGCAGTTTCATGGCTTGGCAAAGCCAAAGCGTGAGTATGGGATCGATGAGATTATTCCAAGCGGACTCGTTTAGAGGGGAGGTGGCTTTATGTCGGATTTTGGCTTAAAAATCGGACTTGAAGGCGAAAAGGAATTTAAAAATGCCCTGCGTGACATCAACCAGTCGTTCAAGGTTCTGGGCAGCGAGATGAAGCTCGTCTCCTCCGAATTTGACAAACAGGACAAAAGCGTGGCGGCGGTTGCAGCACGGAATGAGGTTCTGAACAAAGCAATCGACGCCCAGAAGGATAAAATCAAGACGCTGGAGGATGCGCTTCGCAACGCTTCCGAGAGCTTTGGGGAGAATGACCGCCGCACCCAGAACTGGGCTGTTCAGCTTAACAATGCCAAGGCAGAACTCAACGGCATGGAGAAAGAACTTGATGAATCGGCGGACAGTGCCGACGACCTCGGTGATGAGCTGAAAGAATCAGGCAATGAAGCTGAGAAATCCGGCGGAAAGTTTGAGAAGCTGGGCGGCGTGCTAAAAGGGGTCGGCGCGGCAATGGGCGCAGTCGCTCTTGCCGCCGGAGCCGCCGCAGTTAAACTCGGCAAAGAAGTCATTGCGGCATATGCGGACTACGAGCAGTTGGTCGGCGGCGTTGACACGCTGTTCGGTACCGCATCGCAGACGGTTCAGGGCTATGCAGCCAACGCCTTCAAAACGGCGGGAATGTCCGCCAACGAGTACATGGAAACCGTCACGGGTTTTTCTGCAAGCCTGATCCAATCCCTCGGCGGTGATACGGCGAAAGCGGCTCAGGTCGCGGATATGGCGATTTCCGACATGGCGGACAACGCCAATAAAATGGGTACGGATATCTCATCCATTCAGACGGCCTACCAAGGTTTCGCCAAGCAGAATTACACGATGCTTGACAATCTGAAGCTGGGCTACGGCGGCACGAAATCTGAAATGGAGCGGCTCTTAGCCGACGCCGAAAAAATCTCCGGCATCAAGTACGACCTATCCTCTTTCTCGGATTTAACCGAAGCCCTCCATGTTATCCAGACGGAAATGGGTATCACCGGGACGACCGCCAAGGAAGCCACGGAGACCATAAGCGGCTCTATGGCGGGAATGCAGTCGGCCATCGGTAACCTCATGGCGGGGCTTGGCAACGCAGATGCAGATATTGAACTCCTCATCGGCAATGTGGTCGAAGCGTTCGGGCACGTGGTGAAGAACATCACGCCCGTCATCGAGAATATCGTCAAGGCTCTGCCTGCCGCCCTCGACGGGATACTGAAAGCAATCGGCGACTTGCTGCCGACGCTGCTCTCCACGGTGGTGGACCTGTTCACGCAGGTGCTTGAAACACTCCTGAGCCTTTTACCCGAACTCATCCCTGCCGCCGTTGATGCCGTGATGACCATCGTCGGCGCACTGATAGACAATCTGCCCTTGCTCATTGACGCGGCGGTTCAGTTAATTACTGCTCTGGTGATGGGACTTGGCAATGCTCTGCCGGAACTGATTCCTGCGGCAGTGGAAGCGGTGATCACAATCGTGCAGGGTCTTTTGGACAGCATGGATCAAATCCTTGAGGCAGCCTTTTCCATTATACAGGGGCTGGCAGAGGGTTTGCTGAACGCGCTGCCGGAGCTGATTGACGCCCTGCCTGAAATTATCATGACCATCATTGACTTCATTACCGACAACCTGCCCCTGATTATTGAAATGGGGATTAAACTCACCTTACAGCTTGCGCTTGGGCTGATTAAAGCCATACCCCAGCTTGTTGCAAAGCTGCCGGAGATCATCGCGGCTCTCGTGACGGGTCTTGGGAAAGCGGTCGGCGCGGTATTTGAAATCGGTAAAAACATCGTGACCGGGCTTTGGGAAGGCATCAAGAGTATGGGCAAATGGATCGCAGATAAGGTCAGCGGCTTCTTTTCCGGCATTGTGGACGGCGCAAAAAGCCTGCTGGGAATCCATTCTCCCTCCACTGTGTTCGCAGGTATCGGCGGCAATATGGGCGAAGGGATCGGCGTGGGCTTTATGAAGGCGATGTCCGGCGTAGAAAAGGACATGAAAAAGGCCATCCCCACTGACTTCGGCATAACAGCGAGTTTCGCGGGACTGGAGCCTGCTTATGCCGGAATCCCGTCCATGACCTACAACCACACAGGTACTATCCGGGTGGAAGGAATTAATTCGACCGGTGAAATGACCTCGGTCGTGGATATCATCATCGACAGGCTCAGACAGGAGGTGCGCGTATGAGTTATCTGAAAAATATTGAGACAAATGAAATCATCACGCGCTTTGTCAGCTTCCGTAAAACGCAGGAAGTCATCCGCACGGTGCAGACCGCCCTTGACGGTACGGAATATCTGACCCGTTTCGGTTCTCCGACCGTGCATTATGCGCTAACGCTCTATGTTAACGAATCCGGAAAAGCCCTGCTTATGGGTGCTGAAGACGGCGTTCCTCTGCTTGAATGTTCTGTAAAACAGGGCGTTTTTACCGGGCGAATCATTGAACTCGGCTCTTCTGACTACCAGGCGGCGGGCTGGTACAAGGTCACAGCCACCCTTGCGGCGGTAAGCGAGGTGAGCAGTCCATGAGAAGCATCCCCGTTGTATTAAAAGAAAAACTCTCTAACCGCTTCAAGGTTGAAAGTGCGAACAGCATGGCAAAGTTACGCGTGGTGGCGACACAGACCTCGGTCAACTCGCTGCTCTCCGAGCCGATCCACGAGGATATCGCTCCCGCCTTCGGAGATGTTGCCGTTCGGCAGATGTCGGGCGATAAAGACCTCGCCCTTGCCTATGCCGTCTGTCTGGACGACGGTATCGCCAAAATCTACAAACGCAAATTCCCGGCGGGGCTTGAGTATTCATGGGAATATCAATGGACGCTGGGCCCGGCCACCGATGTGGCGATTGAGTTTAACGGCGTGTGGGAAATGAATGCCGAGAAGGAATGGTATTATCTTCAAACTGAAGAATATCCGTACATTTTTTATGTGCAGGGCGGCAATCTCTATGTGCAAGCTTGGCGGGACAGCGAAAGCTCCATACTCCTTGCTACCGGCGTTTCGCAAATATCCGCCTGTAAGGGCTGGCAGTCAAGTGTTGATCGCGACTTGGATCAGGGACTGGTGATCGGATACCTCAAAGCCGGTCGAGTATACTACCGGGCCTTTTGCTGTCAGGACAACGGAAGTTATGTCTGGGAAGCCGAGCATGAGGTTACCTCGCTCGGTACTGGCAACACAACGCTTTCGGTTATACGCACCAACGATTTTCGCATCGGCTTTCTGACGCAGAATAACGGTCGGATTTGTATGGCGCTGACCCATCGTAATTACGCCGGAATGAGTGTGCGGCCGGAAACAGTTCACGCCAACGCTTCCCACGTGAAGATGTGGGTTTCGGGCATTAACGAGATCAATACTCTGAACAAGGAGCACGCTTCTGCAAGCGCCGCCTATCCCTATGTTCTGCTGGATGTGCCGGGTTCAGAAGAAATCTCCGTCGTTTCGGTTGAGAAGCTGAACCGCACGGAGGTCTTTTATTGCTACGGATTTAAGATTCGGCTTTCCAAGCCCTTATACGGAACAATTGACGCAGGCTTCCCGGCGAAATGCGCCTTGTCCGTTTCCGGGGTGACAATTACCTCCGCTTCCTACGACAACGAGGATCAGGCGCTCATTCTATATACGAGCGCGGATATCCGCAGAACGACGCCGGTGACCATCACGATGCCGGAATACCGCTCACTCTGGTACCGTAAACCGGATTCCCAGAGATGGTTTCTGCCTGCGCTGACAGCTTTCGCTGCAGCCGAAACGATCGATTACTACGTCTATGAGAATGAGACTGCGGGCATATCGCTTGTTTCAGCGGAGACATGGATTGACGAGGCGGTTTTCTCTTGGTATTACCAGTCGCCTTGCACCGCTGTCATTGCGGTTGCGGCCTCATCCGTGACCTTGCAGCCTGTTTCCACATTACCGATATAGGAGGGTTCTACATGAAGATACAAGAAAAAGCCGTTCTCCACAACCGCTTTGATGTGAAGGTGGTGGATACCGAAAGCGGCAAGGTCAAGCAGACGGCTGTCGGCTTCAACGTCATCACTGACTACTATTTTAGCAGCAGGCTGACAGCTTCTCCGTTAGGCAAAACAGATGACTTGTTCAGATATATCGCCGTGGGCACTGGAAACGGCACGCCGAAGAACACGGACACAGCCCTTTTTACACACCTGACACGAAAAGCCGTAACAACTCTGGAGACCGTCTATGAATATCCGACCTCACATACGACCAAGCAAATCAAGCTGGAGGCGACCGAATGCAACGGCTCCACCATTACCGAGGTGGCGCTTGAAGGCTATTACAGCGGCACGTGGTCAAGTTATTACTACATCATGTCCCACGCCATGCTGCAGGATTCCGAGGGGAATCAGATCGCCATTGCCAAAACCGATACGGATGTAGTGTATATCACCGCCACCTTTTATGCCAATTGCACACCATCAGGCTTCGGCACAAACGGCATATACCCAACGGCCGACAAGAACTATCTGTTTCGGTGGCTGCTCACCGGCAGCACAGACGGATATGTGCGGTTTTTCCGCTTCCCCGTGGAGTACTCCTCGGATATGAACTTGAAATATCACGGCAGTAAAAGCTATTCCTTCAGCAGCGGGGTCGGCAACACAACCACCTACCAATACGATCTGCCGGTTACCACCTTCCTTGACAGCGAGTGCAACAACCGTCTGGTCAAGCACCTCGGTGTTGCCGGGGTAGGCGCGTTCACCTTCCCAAACCATGAGGTCTTTCCTCCATACCCTGTAGACCATATCGTCGTTGGCGAGGGTGACGGAATAAAAACGGAGTTTAATATACGGTGTCCCTTGATACAGCCCGGCACGGCGAGAGTCTTTGTGAACAACACCGAGCTTACCGAAGGCACGGACTATACCGTGGATTATGAAAGCAACTGCGGCGACTGGTATGAAAATTACTATACGGCTGCAATGACCTGCAAAGATACCGGAGTAACATTTGGAGACCTTGCGTCAAAACCGCCAAGCAGCAACTATGACTGCCGAGATCCTCTTGCTTGGTGGGATTGCTACGACAGAACGGTCTATCCATCTTCCTGTACGGTAAGCGACGTAACGCCGATAAAGATTGATTTCGGCGCCGCGAAAGCCTGCAATTCGCTCAAGATAGATATTCTGACAGTTCCGGTCGCAAGGCTCGATACCCTTAGAATACAGTATTCGGCAAACGGCACAAGTTGGACGGATGTCGCGGGGCTTACAAGGACGGGTCAGGTTTGGAGGTTCACAGAGGTTTCGGCGAGGTACTGGAGGGCGTTTTTGAGCGGTGAAGGATATGCCACTGTTGTTGTCACGTCAAGCGGCATGACAGGCTCACCGATTACTCTTTCTGTTCCTGTGGCATCTTCCGATACGGCGAGCATTGTGGCGGGCAAGATAAAGGCCGCCTTGAAAAGTAACGAAAACATCTCACCTTTATATGACGCATCGGTTTCGGGTGCAGACGTGGTTTTGACGGCAAAGGCCCCGGCGGCTAATATCTCCAATCTAAACATCGCACTGTCAAACGGGACTTGCACGGGGCTGATCCAAGTTTCCACCTCGGCTAACACGACTACCGGCGTCGCTCCCGTGAAACAGCAGGAAAACATCTATGTGACAGGTACTATTGGAACTGCCGGAAATGCCACGGTTGTCGTTACGGCCGTCGGTATGACAAACTCTCCGATAACCCTTTCGGTGCCTGTAGCAAACGGCGATTCGGCAACAGCAGTTGCGTCAAAAGTAAACGCTGTACTCGTGCAAAACTCTGATATAACGGACTTCTTTACCATCAGTGCGGATAACGGCAGGTATGTCCGGCTGACCGCCAAGACAGCGGCAGACAACGACCCTACCTTTAATATCAGCATTGACAACGGAAGCTGCACCGGGCTTACCGCCATACCGAACTCCACTGTTGACTATGCAGGCAATGCCGGGACAAAGCAGGTGGAAACACTGACCGTGGCGGGCTGTATCAGCTACAACTGGACGTACAATCTGTATTACCAGAGTTTCCCCACAAGAGATGGGCAGTATTTCGGCTCCACCTTCTTTTTGGGGAAGACCGTGCCGGGGCTAAAGTTTACAACGCCACCTCCGGCTGGCGCGGCAATCACGGCAAGCTATGCGCTGGAGTACCCGTTCAAAACCGCCAACAATTTGCTGCGCTTCACCTACTCGGTGCAGCTCCAACGGGGGTGACGGCATGAACCTCACATTTGAATATACCCTTGACGCAGGAGCAGGCTTGTCCCCGCAGGTGATCCACACCTCCGACAACCTGCTCCGTTTCATTTATCTCACCGCTGACGGTACGGTTGAGGGGAGCACGGCGGACCCGGCGCTTGGTATATACGGGAATCTGACCTATACGGAACTCGGCAGAATCTCCCCGGATGAGACAGTGGCATTTCCAAGCATCAAGAAGGTGGCGCATTACGGCGCATACGGGTTCTGGAGCGCCGAGGGCGACCACCGTTTTGTGATGTATATGCTGCCCACCGACATTACCAACTCCTTTGTGGACGGCTCGATAAAATACGGCGTCGGCAGCGAGGTGTCGCAGATGTCCTGTTCTCTTTTAAACATCAAGGGTGAGCTGCTGAATCGATACCGTGCACTGGTGACACCCGGCACCAAGATGGAGCTGTACTTTTCACTCGGCGACAGCGGAGAAATCGCACTCGGCATTTTCTACATCGACCGTGCCTCGGTATCCTACCCTGATGAAAAGGTATCGGTTTCAGCCAGAAATGCCATTGGCAAACTGCTAAAAGAGCAGACCTTTAACGAGGACAACACCTTTGAGAAGACGACCCTCCAACTGAATCTGAAAGAAATCCTGTCCCTCGCTGAGGTGGAGGATTTCTTTGTGGGTGAAAACGCGAAGCCGTGGAAGCTGCGCTTTGAGCCGGATGTGACCATACTGGACGGAATCAAGCGAGTCATCTCGCTGCTTGACGGCTGGAAGGTGGACGAAACGGCGAACGGCGTCATCGGTATTGCGGCTGCTACCGACGCCCGCTTTGACCAACCCGCCGTATACACCTTCGAGCGCGACAAGACCTGCTGGAGCTACAGTGTGGAATATGACGATTCGGAAGCGGTAAGCCGTGTCTGTGTCACCTGCGCCGAGCCTGAGAACACGGTCTACGCCGATGTTCCGCGTAGCAAATGGTGGGTACAGCCATCTCACCGCACAACCTATGTCACCGCCGCCGACGGTGCGACGCTTGCCGAGATAACGGCGATGGCACAGGAACTGGCACAGGCCATCGCCATCTCCGGCAGGCAGGAGAGCTTTGTCGGCATCTTCACGCCCCAGCTCACCATCGGCGACGAGGTGCGTATCCGAAACGGCGCAAAAACCGAAACCCTCGGCACGGTAACCGATGTGTCCCACAGCTTCGGCAGGGGCGGTTTTTATACGGCGTTCACCGTGGACAGCGGCGGGCGCAAAGGTAAAGCGCGCCTTTCAGATTTAATTGGCAAAGTGTCCGACAAGCCCAATCTGAACGGCGTGACTATTTATTAGGGAGGAAAAACAACATGAAAGACATTTGGAATTGGATTCAGACTGTATTTGCAGTCATTGGCGGCGGACTCGGCTGGTATTTGGGAGGGCTTGACGGTTTCCTCTATGCGCTCATCGCCTTTGTGGTAGTGGACTACATCACGGGCGTGCTTCGGGCAATTATAGAGAAAAAGCTGTCCAGTCGTATCGGAGCGCATGGCATCGCTAAAAAAGTGGCTATCTTTTTGGTGGTCGGCATCGGGCATCTCATTGACACTTATCTGATCAGCGCTACAGGTGCACCCCTTCGCACGGCAGTTATCTTCTTCTACATCGCTAACGAAGGCGTGTCGCTCTTAGAAAACGCCACTGCCATCGGGCTGCCTGTACCTGAAAAGCTCAAGGACGTGCTGGCACAGCTTCATGGAAAGGATGGTGCGTCGAAATGAACCTGAAAAAGCTCATATTCACAAACAACGCCTGCTACAAGGCGGGCAGGACCATTGTCCCCAAGGGAATCATGGTGCATTCCACCGGTGCTAATAATCCAAATCTCAAACGCTATGTAGGACCCGATGATGGCTTGCTGGGGAAAAATCAATACAACAACCACTGGAATCAGGATAAGCCGGACGGCAGGCAGGTCTGCGTCCATGGGTTTATAGGCAAGTTGGCTGATGGCTCAATTGCTACCTACCAGACCCTTCCATGGAATATGCGCGGTTGGCACTGCGGTAGCGGTGCAAAAGGTAGCGGAAATGATTCGCACATTTCGTTTGAAATCTGTGAGGATGGTCTGACCGACGCGACCTATTTTAATAGGGTTTACACCGAAGCCGTGGAACTCTGCGCCTATCTTTGCAAGCAGTACGGGCTGACAGAGAAGAACATCATCTGCCACTCGGAAGGCTACAAACTCGGGATCGCCAGCAACCACGGCGACGTCATGCACTGGTGGTCGAAGCACGGCAAGTCGATGGACACTTTCCGTGCAGAGGTCAAGGCTGCTCTTTCATCCAGTGCTGCAGAATCCGCCGCGTCAACTGATGAACCCACCGCTTTTGAGCAGTACCGCATCCGCATAAGCATCGCCAATCTGAATATCCGCAAAGGCCCCGGCACGAATTACGGAACCTTGGGACGTTACACGGGAAAAGGCGTGTTCACCATCGTTGAGGAAGCCGCTGGCGCGGGGGCTTCAAAGTGGGGATTGCTGAAATCCTACCAAAAAAGCCGCGCCGGGTGGATTTCACTTGATTACGCACAAAAACTATAAGCACCGCAGGGTGTCCGGGCTTCGCGGCAGAGGCCCAGCGCCCTTTTTTTAGCCATGCAAATCCACGCAGAAATAAAACGGTTATTTTTTGTTTATTGCTTGACTAATACCCGCTTTAGAGTGATATATACACTACGCCAATAGAAGGAGGCGCCGAAATGCGTATCAGAGTCGTAAAACCGACCGCTCGGCGGCTGGACCGCAAGCTGAAGGTTGCCGCTTACGTTCGAGTATCTACAGACAGCGAGGAGCAAGAAAACTCCCTCGACAATCAGACGCAGTATTTCACGGATTACATCAACGCCAATTCTGAATGGGAGTTCGGCGGCGTATACGCTGACCAGGGCATATCAGGATATAAGGAAAACAGGCCGGAGTTTCAAAGAATGCTTGCCGACGCAAGAGCGGGTAGAATCGACCTCATCATCGTGAAGAGCATTTCGCGGTTTGCAAGAAATACGGAAACGACGCTCAAGGCCACGCGAGAACTAAAAAGCCTGGGCGTGGGGGTATTCTTCCAACTTCAGAATATCAACACCCTCACGACTTCTGGTGAACTGCTCATGACTATCCAGGGGGCTTTCGCCCAGGCGGAGAGCGAAGGAGCAAGTCAAGTCGGTAAAATGGTATACAAGAGGAAATTCAGCCAAGGAGTCCGCTCACACGGCTCAGACCGAACCTACGGCTTCGCGGTCGACGCAGCTGGAGAGCTTTGCGTTAACGAGAATGAGGCAAGAACGGTTCGGCTCATGTTCGACCTTGCCGAGCAAGGCGTGTGGGCGTCAAAAATCAAGCAACATCTTAATATGGAAGGAACTCCGTCGCCGGATGGCCTCCAATGGAACGATTCTCAAATCGCCCGTGTACTTCGAAACGTGATGTACAAGGGCGATATTATTTTGCAGAAAACGCACAAGGACAGCCATAGACGAAGCCGCCCTAACATGGGTGAAGAGGATCAGTGGTATGTGACTGGCAATCATCCCGCCATCGTGTCGCCCGAACAATGGGAGCGGGTACAGGCGGCTCTTGCCGAGCGGAGAAAACGCCTGGACACACCGCTTCCTCCCGCTCCGGCAGAGCGGCGCTCAAGCAGAACCCAGTATCCGCTCACAAATTTGCTTTACTGCCCTTACTGCGGAGAAAAGCTAATTCATAAGTGGAGTAAAGGAAGCCGCGAGTATTGGGCTTGTAAAACGAACCTCAAGGTTTCCGCTTCGGTCTGCAAAGGCGTGTGGCTTCCCGCAGCCGTCGCTGACGCCTGGGACGTTACCGAGCCTGTGACGGTCGTACCCTATAAAGACGAGCATCACATGAACCAATTTACGGCTTATCCGAAGGCCGAATATGACGCCTCCGAGGACTGCCCATATAGAAAGGACGAGTGAAATGGCAAGAGAAATTCAGCACATTCCCGCAAGGCGCGAGGTCAGTAACAGAGCCGCGGTTCGGGAAAGGAAAATACGACTCGCGGCATATTGTCGTGTGTCCACCAACAACGAGGACCAGCTTTTGAGCTTTGATAACCAGGTGACCTACTACCGCGACTACGCCGCTCGGCATCCCGAATACGAGCTTGTGGAAATATACGCCGACGAGGGTATAACAGGAACAAGCACCAAACACCGTGAAGAGTTCAAGCGGATGATTGCCGACTGCGAGGGTGGTAAAATCGACATGATTATTACAAAGTCTATATCCCGCTTCGCCCGAAACACCGCTGACTGCCTCAAGTATTCGCGGCAGCTCAAGGACCTCGGCATTGGGGTTCAATTTGAAAAGGAAGGTATCAACACGCTTGAAGGGTCGGGAGAGCTTCTTTTTACCATTCTCTCTTCGCTGGCGCAAGATGAAAGCCGCTCCATTTCTGAGAACTGCACATGGGGTATCCGATCTCTGTTTCGGCAGGGCAAGCTACACCTCAACACAAACCGCTTTCTCGGCTACGACAAGGACGGCAAAGGACAGCTTATCGTGAACGCCGAGCAAGCCTCCATTGTCCGCAGAATTTATGAGGAGTACATGAACGGCGTTAACCCCGACGTGATTGCCCGACGCCTTTGCGACGAGGGCGTTCCTGGGGTAATGGGCGACCCGAAATGGGTATGCTCGACGATTATGGGCGTTCTGCAAAACGAAAAGTACACGGGCGACGCCCTGCTTCAGAAGACCTTTACCGCCGACTTCCTCACAAAGAAAGTAGTTAAAAACGAAGGCCAAATCGAGCAATACTGGGTCAAGGATAACCACGAGGCGATTATCGACAAAACAACATGGACGGCGGTTCAGCTTGAAATCCATAGACGGCGAGACTTTATGGCACTGCACAATCTCCGTTCTTTAGGGCGCTTCACGGACGAACAGCCATTTTCCAATCGGGTGTTCTGCGGAGTTTGCGGTAATGTGTACTGGCGGCGCACCTGGACCCGGCTGAACAAGAAGGTCAAGGTTTGGCAATGCGCCACCCGCTACAGGGAGAAAGGCGTTCCTGGGTGCGGAAGCGAAAACCTTTTCGAGAAAGACTTGTTCAGAGGCTTCGTATATTCATGGAATACACTCGTTGAAAACAGGAACGAATACCTCGCAAGGTGGGGGAAACAGGTCGCAGCGGGCAACCCCCTTCAACAACACCGCGCACAGCAGATGATTGACCTCACCGCAAAAGGCCCACTCGAGGAAATCGACCTCGCCCTAGTGGGAAAGGTTCTCGACTACTGCGATGTCCAGCAACGCGGCATCCTCAATTTCCATTTCCTCGACGGTACGAAGATGGGGGTCTCGGTCGCCGATTAACATCCTGTACATTACTCGGATTGAGGCGTATAATTAAATTAAGACTTTGGTTATGATGGAGGGTGTCATTAATTTTAAAGTCTTTAAAAAACTGCTCACTAAAAGTAAATTGACATCCATTACGATTGATATTGATAGTAGTGTAATCAACGTAGAAGGTCATCAAG